ACACCGGTGAGAGCGACAACCCGTGCGCGTGCACCGGCTGCCAGATCGCCCGCCTGCTGGGCTACTACCCGCGGCGGGCGTCGTGACCACCGAGGTTGACCTGCGCACCCGCGAAGCCCTCGACGAGGGCCTGGACCAGCTCCGGCACGGTTGGACCCCGGCCGAGGTTGTCTGCGTCCTGATGGACGCCTACCTCTCAATCGAGGACCTGCGGGTCTGGTGCGACTCCTGCGACGAGGAGATAACGGGAGTTCCGGTCCGGGATCCAGTTGAGGCGTTGTGGCTGCCACGTGGGGGATCGCGGTTCTGTTGCCGTTGGTGCCTGGCCGTTTACGACGAGCGGCGGATCAGCGCAGCAGGAAACGGTGCGTCATGACCCTGCAGCAGTCCCTGGCAGGGGACCTCTTCTGGGGTGTTGTCAACGCCATCGTCCTGGTGTGGGTCGCCGTCGGCGTCCTGGCTCTGATCCAGCGGGTACGTCGACGCCGCACAGCTAGGGACGCTTCCACCTGCCAGATCGGCGCCTGCAGGGGCGCCCCGTACGCAATCTACGGGCGGCACCCCGCCGGTGCCATCATCGTCTGCCAGGGGCACGCCGAGGACCTCCAAGCTGCGGTTCGGCGACGCCGGGACGAGGCCGTGTACGACCAGGACCTAGACCCCGGGTCAGACATGGCGCTTTGGGACCGGGAGATGCAGTCATGACCGCCCTGGCCGCGACCACGTTCGAGGAGCTGCCGATCGGGGCGATCGCCCCGCATCCCCAGCAGGTCCGTCACGACCTCGGCACGCCCGAGCAGATGGATGAGATGGCCGCCAGCATCGCCGAGCTGGGGATCGTCGAACCGTTGATCGTGGCCCCGCCATTCTCCGCCAAGGGCAGGAAGACGTCGTGGCGGTACACCCTGATCGCCGGGCAGCGCCGCCTTGTCGGCGCTGTTGCCGCCGAGCTGACCACGGTGCCGTGCATGGTCCGCCACGACCTGGACACCCCCGCCAAGCAGCTGCTGGTGATGCAGATCGAGAACGACCACCGCAAGGGCCTGCGGGTCACCGAGCAGGCTGACGGTTACCAGGCGCTCTTCGAGCTCGACATGGCCCCGGCGTTGATCGCCAAGAAGCTCGGCCGGACCCGCGCGTTCGTCGAGGGCCGCCTGTCTATCTCCGGCCTGCCGGCGCGGGCCCGGGACGGGGTCGACCACGGCCAGCTGACCATTGCTGACGCGTTGGAGCTTGCGGCGTTCACCGACCCGGACGTGGTGGAGGACCTGGCGCGGTTCGTGGGGACCGCGTCCTGGGTGTGGCGGTTGCACGAGGCCAAGGGTGACCGGGACCGCGCCCAGGCCGCCAAGAACACCCCACCGAAGGGCCCAGCCAAACTGGTCGAGGACGTCCCGGCGCCGGCGACGGACGTGCCCACCGCAGTGGGCACCGACCCGGCCGACCCGGCACCCGAAGTGATCCCGGAGGGCCGCACCGCCCGCGCCGCACTACTACGAACCCTGGACACCGCCGCCCGGGTCCGCCACGCCCACCTCGCCAAAGTCATCACCGCCGGCGAAACAGACGTCGCCCTGGTCATCGCCCGCGCCCGGGTCACCCAGGCCGCCAAGGACGCCCTGTACGACCAGTCCGTCGTCGACCGGGTCCTATGCCCGGTCGGCCCGGACTACGTCGCCACCATCAAGGCGATGACCCTACCCCAGGCCGTCATCGCCCTGGACGTCCTGCTCGGGTTGGCCCGCGACGCCGACCTGGCCCGGTCTGCGTCCGCGTGGCGCCAGACCTCAACTGCTGGGTGGCGCCAGCACCTGGCCGCGGTGTTGGGCTACACGTGGTCGGCGGCTGAGGTTGAGCTGCTCGGGGATGACCCGTCGTGAACATCACCGAGGCCAGCACTGTTCTGGCGCTCCTGCACCACCTCGACGGCAGTCAGCTGCTTGACGAGCCCGATCTCACCGCGGACCTGGTCATCCTCCACGACCAGGCCGTGGTGAGGGCCGGCGGATCCTTCTCCCTCGACGAGGACACCCTGTGCGACACCCTCACCGAGGTCGCCCAACGGTTCGCGGACGCCGACTACTACAACGACGAGCCTGCGCGCCCCATCGAGAACGTGCCCGTGGGCGGTGACCGCCTATGAGCACCAACGAGATCCAGGTCGACGACACCGTGCGCATCGGCAAGGGCACGGTGCTCTGGCGTGTCCACAACTTTTGGACACACACCCCAACCGGCACACGCTTTGCGGCTCTGAGAGGCGGCGGCGGGTACTCCACCACCAGCGTCACCCTCGACCGGCTCACCGTCGTCACCAAGGCGGACCAGTCATGAGGATCACCGGCCACCACGCGCGCACCGGAGTCCCGTTCGTCCGGACCTCCTGCAAGATCCTCGGCGACAAGCAGATCGACACGTTCGAGGCGATGCTCGCCATGACCAGTCTCAAGCCCCACGAGCTCGTCGCCGACATCGTGCTCGCCGCGATCCAGAAGGGTCAGACGGATCCCAAGGTGCAGCAGGTCGAGGCGTGGCTCAAAGAGAGCCGTCAAGGCCGGGACCCGATCGGGCTGTACGTCGTCAAGGACGTGGCCACACCATGAGCACCCCTATGACGCATGGCCCATTCCAGGTGTCCGCGCTCGTCGATCTGGCTGGGCCAGAGCACCCGGCATTCGGGGCGTTCGCGTTCTTCGACCAGCCCTGGGTCGAGGACGCCTTGTGCGCCCAGACCGACCCAGAGGTTTTTTTCCCCGAGAAGGGCGGCTCGACCCGTGAGGCCAAAGCCGTCTGCGCTGCGTGCTTCGTGGCCGCGGAGTGCCTCGACTACGCCCTGACCGCCGGCGAACGTTTCGGGATCTGGGGCGGGTCCTCCGAACGCGAACGCCGCAAGCTCACCGGCACCACCGCCCACACACAACGTGTAACCAACCCTCGCCTACCCGAAAGGACCCCTCCCGTGCCCACCATCACAGTCCTGCTCATCCCCGCGGACCCCGACCAGCCCATCACCTGGTTGGACATCGACTGGGGCCTGGAAGCGTTCCAGCACCTGGTCGGCGGCCAGGTGCAGGTCGTCCCCCTGAACGTCCCCGGCACCAACCTGTGGTGCAACGAAGACACCACCGGCCTGAACCTGGCCACCAACGCCCGCGCCACCACCCTCTACCACGAAGCCGGTGGCATGCCCGGGGTCGACGTCCTAGGTGACACGTTCGTCACCGGACGCGCCGACGCCGACGGCGAAACCCTCGGCGTGACCTTCGCCCAGGCCCAGCTGCTCCTGCCCGAGGCACCGCCGTCATGAGCACCATCGAGATCACAGCAGCGACCAAGGTGACGATGTTGAAGCAACTGGTCGCGGGCAAGGACCTCGAGTTCGTGGCCACCACCACGAGGGTGCCCCGCGACACCGTCCTGGACATCGTCTCCAACCACGGTTACCCCGACCACGACCGCATGGGCTGGGCGATCGACATGCTCATCCAGGGCGGCGACAGCATCCCGGTCCGCCCGGCCGACAACCACCGCGGCACACCCCTGGACCCGGCCGCTGTCCAGGCGATCGCCCGAGCCAATGCACAGTCAAATGGGCAGCGCCCCAACCCCCGAGCACCCGGCTACGCCCTCACCCCACCAGCGCCCACAGGCCGCCCGGCACACACCTCGGTCAGCGAGCTGCTGCACCAGGCTGGCGAGTCCGACCTCGCCCGCACCCGGAACCTGGGCGCCAAGATCAGCGCCCTCCTGGCGGACCTCACCGAACGCCTGGTCGACGAGCAGGAAGCCCACGAAGCCAAGGTGGCGGCTGAGAAGGCCGCGGCCGCGGTTGCCGCGCGGATCGCCGTCCTGCAGGCCGAGATCGCGAAGCTGAAACGGCGACCGGTCAGGACCACCATGGTGGCCGGGCCGGGTCGGTCGAAGACCCTGCCCCGCAACGCGCACCCCGGCGTGCACCCCTGCGCTGTCGTTGGCTGCGCCCGGACGTTCGACACGGCCCAGGGCGCCGCACTGCACCAGCGGCGCGCCCATGAGGGGTACAACCCGAACGCCGGCCCAGCATGAGGACAGACGTCGTCAGGGTTGTCAGCTACTGCGCGTGCGGGTACGCGACCAAACCCTGCTCCCCCTCCCAGGCCGCGTACTCGTTCGGTCGTCACTCCTGCGACAACCACCGCGAACGGGTAGCCCGCCGGCAGCGGCGCCTCGACCGGCTCGCCGCGTCTGGTCCCGAGCAGCCCTGCACCCACCCGGCGGGGCACGTCCACGGCACCTACGTCGCCTATGTCATCGACCTCTGCCGGTGCCGCCCCTGCCGCGACGCCAACCGTGCCTACGAGGCCAGCCTGACCAGGCGCACCATGTACGGCCACGCCGCCTACGTCGACGCCGCACCGGCCCGCGCGCACATCGAAGCGCTCACGGCCGCCGGGATGGGGCTGAAACGGATCGTCGCCGTCTCCGACATCTCCCAAGGCCTGCTCTGGAAGCTCATCTACGGCAAGACCCGCCCTGACGGCACCCGCACACCCTCCAAACGGATCCGCCCGGTCACCGAGGCCGCGATCCTTGCCGTGAGGCTCGACCTTGCCGCCGGCGCCCGCATCGACTCCGCCGGCACGGCCCGCCGGATCCAGGCCCTCGTCGCGGTCGGCTGGTCACAGTCCCAGCTCGCGGCCCGCCTGGGCATCGGCCGGTCCAACTTCACCGCGATCGCCCAGGGCCGCACCGAGGTCACCGTGGCCCGCGCGAAGGCCGTCTCGGCCCTGTATGAGCAGCTGTGGGACCAGGTCCCTGAGCACGAGCAGTGGCGGGCACACATCGCCTACAGCCGCTCCCTGAACTACGCCGCGGCCGCCGGGTGGGTTGTTCCGATGGCGTGGTCGGAGGAGACCATTGACGACCCGGCCGCGCGCAGGCCCCGCAGGGCGCGTCGATCTGCTCGAGCGGATGGAACTCACCGGTCCGCGGCGCAGCTGGCGGCCGCCTCATGATGCGCACCCTGCCAGCGAACGCGGCGTGGGGGCAGGTCCGGCACATCCCGCATCTGAGCTACCGCCAGTTCGACTACTGGACGAACAAGAACTACATCTGGGCGTCGTGGGCGCCGGGGTCGGGCAACCCGCGGACGCTGCCGCCCGGCGAGGTCGCCGTCGTGGAGGTCATGGCCGCGCTGGTCCATGCCGGGGTGGTCCCGGCCGTCGCGGCTGTCCTGGCCCGCGAGCTGGCCGGGGGTGGGGTGGGGACGCTGGGGGCGTTCCAGGTCACCCGCGCCAGCAGCGCCCAGGGTGGGGTGGGCCGGTGAGCGAGATGGTCTGCATCAGGCGGCCGCTTTCGACGTGGACGTCGTGCCGGTGCCCGCCGTGCCGGGCGTTGACCCACCGCCTGGTGAAGCTGGCCGGTGCGGGTGCTTTGCCACGCCCGGACCCAGCCGCCGCGTGGGCCCGGATCGACGCGTGGACTACCGCGGGGTACTCACCGGCGTGGATCAGCACGGCGTGCGGGCTGCAGCCCCGCAACATCGAGTCGGCGCTGACTGAGCGCCGGGCCGGGCACGTCCGCAAGCTCGGCGCGAAGGCCGCGGCCATGGTCCTGGCCGGGGACATCCGTGCGGGTTCGGCCGGGTTCGGGCCCACCCTGGGTGCGCGCCGGCGCCTACAGGCCCTGGCCTGCCACGGCTTCGACACCAGCAGGCTCCAGGCCTTGTCCGGCATACATTTTGTGACCCTGGCTGCGATCCGCCGCGGCGCCACCACGAGTGTGTCCGCGGCCCACCACCGCACCATCGTGGGCCTGTATGAGGGCCTGTGCGGGCAGTTCGGGACCTCCGGGGCGGCCAGGGCGCGGGCCGCGCGCCTGCGCTGGGTGCCGCCCTGGAGCTGGGACGACATCGACGACCCCGGCGAGCACCCTGCGCGCGGAAACGCGTTACACGTAACCCGTAGCGACCAGGTCCTCGACCAGGTCGCGGTCACCCGCGCCTGCGCCGGTGAGCGGGTGGGTTTGACTGTCGCTGAGCGCACCGCTGCGATCACCATCCTGGCTGCTCGTTGCTTGTCCGACGCGCAGATCGCCGCCCTGCTGGGCTGCACGGACCGGACCGTGGCCAGGCACCGGGCGGCCCACCACATCCCCACCCGGTGGCACGCCGCATGACCCCCGTTGCCACGGCCCTGGCGTTGGCCCACCCGACACACCCCGCCCAGGGGCGTACCGGGTGGGTCCTTGACGCGGCGTGCGCGGGCCAGCACGAGCTGTTCGACACCGCCGCGGCCCTGCCGGTCAACGCGAGCGCGACCCGCGTCCGGGCCCACGACCGGGCGGTGGCCGCCGCGCGGGGCATCTGCCATACCTGCCCGGTCCGGCGAGCCTGCGAGGTCGCCTCCATGGGCGTCTACGAGGGGTTCATGGCCGAGCTTACGGAGGCCGAGCGCGACACCCGCTGGTACGCCACCAGGCACGCCGGCGGGCCGCCCAAGACCGACGATCGGGAGGTCTGATGGCACGCGAGCACGCCCGGTTACTCACCAGTATTTGGGGCGACGAAGACTGGCTTGCCCTAAAAAGCTCACACCAGATTTTGTACCTAGCCTTGTGCGCTTCACCTGACCTGTCCTGGTGCGGCGTACTTCCTTTGGTCCCCCGCCGACTTGCCGACGTTTCTTCCGACATGAGCGAGGCCAAAGTCCGGGTCGGATTCGCCGTCCTGGAGTGCTCCAGGTTCATCGTCACCGACCGTTCGACCGCTGAGATCCTGGTCCGCACCTACGTCCGGCACGACGGGATCCTCAAACAGCCGAACGTGACAAAAGCAATGGTCAGAGCGCTAGGCCGGGTCCACTCACCGGTCCTGGCCGAGGCCATCAAGACCGAGCTGGCGCGCGAGCTCAGGGCCGACCCGGACGCCGCCGGGTGGCGGATGATGCGTGACAAGTTCGGGGTCCTGTTCGCCGACCTCACAGCCAGACCCTTACGCGAACCCATCGGGGAACCCTTCGCCGAACCCATGTCCAACTCCCTTCCCCCCTCACCCCTCCCCCCTCCCCCAACTACACCTGAACCGCCTTTCCATCATTCGTCCAGTTCCGTAACGCGCGAGCTCAGAGCGACCCGATGAGCCCCCCCACCCGGGCCCAGCTCGAAGCCCTCACCGCCCTCCTGGGCCAGCTCCGCCACGACTGGGACACCCCCGGCATCCGCGCCGCCCTGGCCCGCGCCGCCCACCTCGGCACCGCAACCGACATCGCCATCGCCGCCTGCCGTATCGCCGCCAACCCCGACGCCCACACCCCCGGCCTCATCCCCCAGCCCGGCACCCACTGGCAAGGCACCACCACCGGCCTCCGACCCGCCCCGATCATGTGCATCCGCCACCCCGACCAGAACGCCGGCCACTGCCTCAAATGCTTCGCCGCGAGAAGGCCCCCACCCGCCTCATTCGCAGTCCCGAAACGAGAAGCCCACGCACAAAACCCCGCCCCCCAGGAGGCCCCAGCATGACCAACGACCGGGCAATCACCACCGACCTCATGGTCCGCCTGCGGCGCCACTACATCAAACCCGGAGACCCCCTACCCGGCGGCATCTTCGTCCCCGAAGTCGGCTTCAACGGCGGCGGCACCCGCCGCTGCGACGCCATCTACGTCGGCTTCACCGGCGCATCCGGACGCCAGCTCATCGGCCACGAAGTCAAAGCCTCCCGCGCCGACTGGCTCACCGAGCTCGCCAAGCCCGGCAAGGCCGACGCGTGGGCCGACCAGTGCCACGCCTGGTGGATCGTCGCCGCCCCCGGCGTTGTCAAGCTCGACGAGCTCCCCAACGGATGGGGCCTGCTCGAGCCCGGCCCAAAGACCCGGACCCGGATGGTCGTCCGTGCCCACGCAACCAACCACCCCGAACGTGTCCCATCCTGGCTGGCCGTCCGCTCGGTCATGTCCCGCTTCGACACGCTGCGAGCCGAAACCATCGGCGCGGCAAGGTCGAAAGCCCACCAGGACGCGACGGCCCAGGTCGACGAGCGGGTCGACCTGGAAGTCGAGTATCGGATGCGCGGCCGCGCCGACGCCGTGGCCCTCCAGGCCAAGCTCGACCAGATCGAGAAGGCCCTCGGCGCCACCATCGATGTGAACGCCCATTCCTGGTGCCCGTCCGGGACCCTGACCCTGACCGACCTCACCCGCGTCGGTGACGCCGCCCGAGCCGGCCGCAAAATACATGAAGCCCTCGCCGAACTGGCCCGCCCCTACCACACACCCCTGGCCACCGTCCGGGGCCAGCTGGACCGGCTGCAAGCCGCCCTGGACGCCTGCCAGGACCTCGCAGTCGCCACGGTCGGACAGGCATCATGACCGGCGTCGTACCGGTGGTTGAACCAGGCCCCCCAACCACCCATGAAACCGAGAACCATTCCCAAGTACGGGCCTGCCGCGAATGCGGCTGCACCGACGACTACGCCTGCGCCGGCGGCTGCTGGTGGCACGACCTCGACCCGACCGGCTTCAAGGGCGGCCCCCTGTGCTCCCGCTGCGCCCGCATGGGGTTCAAATGAGCGCCCCGGTCCGGATCCAGCTGCGCCGCACCAAGGGCTGGCGCAAGCCCGAGGGTGCCGTCGTCGTGAGCCGGCCGACCAAATGGGGCAACCCGTTCGCCTACCACGATCGCATGGGCGGCCTCGTCCACTACGGCCCTCGACACCTTGAGCGCTTCGGGCGCGAGTGGGACTTCGAGGGCAGGATCAGCGCGAACGGCACGCACCATGACATGTGGTACTCCCCAGACGACATCATCGAGACGCACGTCCGGTGGGCAACGCGTGCCGAGGTTGTCGAGCTGTTCCGGCTCACACTCACCGCGCCGACACCGGGGATGCGGATGGCGTACCCGACCCGGGCTGGGCACTTCGCCGAGTTCCAGTTTCACGAGATCCGCGCTGATCTCGCGGGCAAGGATCTCGCCTGCTGGTGCCCGCTCGACCAGCCGTGCCACGCCGACGTCCTACTCGAGCTGGCGAACCAGTGAAAGCGCTGACGATCTATCAGCCGTGGGCCACTCTCATCACCCTCGGGGTCAAGCGGATGGAGACCAGGTCCTGGGACACCAAGGTCCGCGGCCCCGTCGCGATCCACGCCGGGCTGGCGTGGCCGTGCCGGCTCGGGCAGCGGGTCGAGGTCGGGCCGTATGAGGTGGAGCGGGACCAGTCCGGCCTGCTGCTACGCGGTCCGTTCATGGCCTGGCCCTACCGGCTGCCCATGGGCGCCGTCGTGGCGATCGGGGACCTGTTCCAGACCCGCTCCACGACCAACCCCGAGCACTGTCCTGACGACTGGGAGCGGTCCCTTGGCGACCACTCCCCGGGCCGGTTCGCGTTCTCGTTCGCGTCCATTTCCCGGATGGTCGAGCCGATCCCCGCAGTGGGTCGCCAGCGCTTCTGGGCCTGGGACATGCCTGCCGGCCTGGTCCTGCGCGCCGTCGCCAGGCTTGCCGTGCCGCCCTCGCGGCCCGTCGTGGACGTGCCCGTGGCCGGTGACCACCTATGACCACCAAGGGCATGCCCACAGGAGACCAGCTCGAGCAGGTCTTCCACGCCGCACTGACCGCCGGTGACGCCGAGGGTGTGGAGGCCGCGCTGACCGTCATGGTCGGTGTCGACCCCCGCCGGGCCGCGCGGTTGTACGA